AAGAAGCACTACACGACGAATATCGCACGTTGGTGTCTGGTGGCGATCCTTTGATGATTGCCGAGTTTGCCCGCGAGGCCGTCGGCATCGGCGAAGATCCTCAGCAAGGGCTTAAGCCTGCCAAGCTGCCCGCCGAGAAGTGGGCTGCAACCGCTGGGCCTGACCTTGCGCTCACCGCAGCGATCAACGTGGTCGCTTTCGACTGCGACTTCGACACTCGTTCGGCGTCCATTGCGATCTCGTCGGGCACGCTTGCTTCGCCTTATGTAGAACTCGTGGAGTTTCGCGACGGCGTCGGCTGGCTCCCAGCCCGCCTGGTTGAACTGGTGCGCAAGCTGAAACCGGCAGTTATCGGCGTTAATGGTGCAGGGCCTGCCGGCGCAATGGTTGGCCCGGTGCTACAAGCGCTCACAGACGCCGACCTTGATGCCTCGCTGCTCAAGCAGTTGGGGCCGAACGAATATAAACAGGCGTGCGGCGGCTTCTATGCCGACGTGCTCGAGGGCCGACTGCGCCGCCCGCATGGCCAAGTAGCGCTCGACGCTGCCGCTGCTGAAGCGTCCGAACGTGTCCTTGGTGACGCGTGGGCATGGAATCGGCGGGCTGCATCGTCTGCACCGATCTCACCGCTTGTTGCTGTCACGGTCGCCAGAGCATTACTCCCCACGGCCGAACCGGCCGCTCCGAAAATCTTTGCGTTCTAGAAAGGTGGTGGCGATGAACAAGCAAACAATCGCCAACGCCATGCAAGCCGCCGGGGCTGCGTCCGTGTCGCTGTCTGCGTTCTTTGTCAGCGTCGTGCTGGGCTTGTTTGTGGCAGGTATCTGTGTCGCTGTTGCTGGCGTGATCGTTGAGCGCGACTGATGGGCCTTGGCAAGCTTCGTCCTCGACCGCAGGCTGATGAAAGGCGCGACGCATTCTGGAACTTGGCCGGCATCCCTGGGCTACTTTCACAGGGCGCATACTTCGGCGGCTCCGAGCTAGACAAAGCGTTACGCAACGCAGCGTCGTTTGCATGCATCGACGTTCTCGCCGATGCGGTTTCGCGTACCCCGATGAACGCCGTTCGCGGCAAAGGTGCGTCCACCCAAATCCTTGACCCGCAGCCTTCGATTCTGGCCAAGCCTGACGAGCTGCTGGGTCGCTCGGCTTGGCGTTATCAGCAGGCATGGTCAATCGTCACCGACGGCAACGCCTTCGCTGGCATCACCAGCTATGGCGCAGGTGCCTATCCTTCACAGGCGACGGTGCTGGACCCGACAACAGTCACGGATCGACGCGTCGAAAACGGTGTGCCGATTGTGCGCATTGGGCGCGAGATCCACAAGCTCTACCCGTACGGCGACATTTGGCATGTGCCGGGGCGCATGATCCCGGCCGGTTCACCCTTTGCGGTGTCACCGATCCGCTACGCCAACAAAACAATCGGCACCTCGCTCGCTGTCGAAGACTTCTCGTTTTCCTATTTCGCCGATGGTGCGCACCCTTCAGCGCTGATCTATGCCAACACCCAGCTCAACGCTGAGCAGGCCGCAGCGATCAAGAAAGCTGCAACCGCAGCAATGGCCGGCAGTCGCGAGATCGGTGTGCTTGGTTCTGATCTTCGTTACGAACAGATCCAAACACCGGCAGGCGAGACCCAGTTCATTGAACTGATGCAGTTCGGTATTGAGCAGGTCTGCCGGTTCTGGCGTGTGCCTCCAGCAATGATCTATGCCGCAGTGTCAGGCCAAAGCGTCACTTATGCGAACGCTTCGCAGTCAGACTTGCATTTCTTGAAGCACACCCTTGACGGCTACTTGGTGCGCCTCGAGGAAGCGTGGACAGACATTCTTCCTCGCCCGCAAACAGTCCAGGCAGATCGCAACTCTGTGCTGCGCATGGACGTTCAAGGCCGCTACAACGCGTATGCCACGGCGCTCAACTCGCGCACGATGACTGTGAACGAGGTTCGCAACGAAGAAGGTCGCCCTCACTTTGAAGGTGACGAGTTCGACACCCCCGGCATTCCGCCATACCCCGGCTCTCCAGTGGCACCACCGCCACCAACATCGCCGGGCACTAACAACACCGTGAGCGAGGGCGCATGATGTCCATGATGGGCGAAGGCCCCACATCCGAAGGCGGCATGGGCGATTCGTCGCCTGCCAACAGCGGCTACGACCCAACAGTTGATCCGCAAATGGAAGACGACGACGACAACTTCTCTACCGAGCATCCGCTGAACGCTCGTCAGTGCGCGTTAGAGGAAGCCATCGAAGGCATCGCCGAGACGTTCGGCATGTTCGAGCAGGACGGCGGCCCCAACGGCGCTCGCTACGAAGCAGAATCGTCGTTCGCAGCGGACGGCATCGTGTGCGGCAACTGCGCCTTCTACTGCGGCATGCGCGCCTGCGAAGTTGTCAAGGGCGACATCGACCCCGGTGGGGCGTGCAAGTTGTGGATCATCCCCGCCGATCTCGCTGCACGTTCAGACAAGCCAACGACGTTGTCGCCCAACGCTTCCTACATCGTGCGCGCATGGGATTCACCTGACGCTGCGTCGCTGCGTTCAGCATCTGATGGCGCTCAAGTGATGACCGGGCACTTCGCAGTCTTTGATACGTGGACAGAGATCAACTCTCGCAACGAGGGCCAGTTCTTGGAGCGCATCGCGCCTTCAGCGTTCAACGACACGCTCGCCAAACGCGCCAAGTCGATTCGGGTGCTGTTTGATCATGGCGCTGACCCAACAATCGGCAACAAGCCACTCGGCGAGCCCAACGTGATGCGCTCAGACAAGACCGGCGTCTACTACGAGGTCAGTCTGTTTGACACGCCCTACGTCAACGACTTGCTGCCAGCGTTACGTGCCGGCCAGCTTGGCTCATCGTTTCGTATGCGCGTCACCGGCGAGCATTGGGATTACCCGACACGGTCATCGGATCGCAACAAGAACATGCTGCCCGAGCGAACCATCACTCAAATCGAACTCTATGAGTTCGGCCCTGTCGTGTTCCCTGCCTACGGGGACGCAACCGCTGGGCTTCGTTCACGCACCGACTGGTTCGTCAACGAAATGCTCAACGACACTGCTTTCGTTGCCCGCTTCGTTGAGCGCATTGGCGCTTCCAACTTTGAGGCGATCAGATCTTCGCTGCCGCCGGTCGCTGACCGCGAGAGCGTTGCCACCCCTGTCGAGCGCGGCGCTGCCGGTGTGACAGAACCAACCACCACCCCAGTGCAGGACCGCAAGCGACTTGTCGCAGCCCGGTACGCAAAACACCCACTCAAAGGAGTGTGAACGAATGTCAACCCCACTCGACATCGTCATCGCTCGCCGCGCAGAACTCAAAGACTTGATCATTGAGCGCAGCGAGAACGACCCAACAACCGAAACCGCCGAGCAGCGCGCCGAATGGGACGCTTTCACCTCGGAAGACGACGAGCTGGCAGCCCGCCAAGCCGACCTCGAGGGCCGCATTGAGCGCGCCACGAAAGCAGCAGCCATGAGCTTCACTGTCAACACCCGCAAGTCCGAAGACCCAGCCAGCCTCGAAGGCCGTGACGTCAACCGTCTCGGCGACAGCGAAGCTCGTGGCCGTGCCTTGGAGATCATCGAGCGCACCGCTCGCAAGTTCTCCAGCGACGCACACGCCAACGACGTCGCTCAGCTCATCGAGCGCGGCGGCGAAGTCGGTCGCAAGGTTGCCCGCATGGCAATCACGAACAGCAGCGACGAGTACCGCGACGCATGGCTCGGCTACATGAGCGGCAAGCACCTCAACGACCGCCAAGCCGCTCTCCTTGAGACCGGCATGAGCGTCGAGCGTGCCTTCACCGCTGGCACCGGTTCGTCCGGTGGCTACATGGTGCCACTGTTCCTTGACCCCACCTTGGTGATCACCGGCGCCGGTATCTACAACCCGATCCGTGACATCGCCACCGTCAAGCAGATCGCCACGTTGACTTGGAACAGCGCCACCGCTGCCCAGATCACCGCCGGTGTGCTTGGTGAAAACACTGCCTTCACCGACAACACACCAACCATGTCGCAGGTGCAGATCCCCACCTACAAGATGGGCGCATACCTGCCAGCAAGCTTCGAGGCGTTCGAGGACATCGACGCCCTCGCCGCTGACGCTGTTGCGTTGTTCGGCGACGCCAAGGCCAACCTCGAAGGCTCACTGCTTTCGTTGGGCACCGGCTCAAGCCAGCCTTACGGTGTGATGACAAGGGTCGCCGCAACCACCACAAGCCGCGTGTCGCCAACGACCGCCGGCGTGTTCGGTGCACCGGACGTCTTCAAGGTCCACAGTGCCTTGCCAGCTCGTTACCGTCGCGGCGGTCGCAACCTTGCATGGCTCGCAAACGTCGGCGTCATCAACGCTGCTCGCCAGTTCGGCACCAGCAACGTCTACTACGCCTACCTTGCCAACGGCACCCAGGGCGCACCTGACACGTTGCTCGGTGAAGGGCTCTACGAGCAGTCGAACCTGTCGGCGTCGTTGACCACCGGTCAGGACGTTCTGCTGTTCGGTGACTTCAGCAAGTACTACATCATCGACCGCGTGGGAGCCACCACCGAGTTCATTCCGAACGTGTTTGATCAGGCAACTGGTCGCCCGTCGGGTACTCGTGCGTGGCTGTTCCACTGGCGCATGGGTGCAGACGTTGCAGACGCCAACGCCTTCCGAGACCTGCGTCTCTAAGAAGTAATGCAATGCAGCCCGGTGGCCGTTTGGAAGTGCGGCCACCGGGCAACTTCCACCTCACTTCTCAAGGAGCAATCACATGAAGCTGTATCGCGCCGCGAATCCATTCATTTGGGTCAACCCAAAAGATCCAGACACGTTGCAGGTGTTCAACGAAAGCATCGTCTTTCGTGCAGACCATCCGGCCGTAATCGACAAGCCCGAATGCTTCGTCGAGGTCACCGCAGACAACACCTACGGTGTTGAAGCCACCTCGGCTGCACCCGGTGAGTCTCGCAACGTGCGCGCCAAGGCGTGAGCCAGGGCAACGGCAAGGTCGCTGTCGGGTTCTGCTACGGCCAGTCGACCTTCACCCCACAGTTCGCTGCCAGCTACCGCATGGTGTTGGCTCGCGACGCCGCCACGAAGCATCGAGTGGTGCACGAGTTCGGCCATGAAGCCTCCGGTGTTCATGTGCCCACTGCTCGCTGCAACATTGTGCGCTCATTCCTTGCCGCACCATCCAAGCCTGAGTGGCTGTGGATGATCGACACTGACGCAACCTTTGGCGATGACATTCTTGAGCGCTTGCTTAAGTCGGCCGACGCCAAGACTCACCCGATTGTGGGCGCGTTGGCGTTCGGTGTGCGCGTTGCCAAAGACGAAGCCGGCAACGATCTGCGCAACTCTGTCGGTGCGTCACCGCTTGAGTTGTTCCCGACGTTGTACGTATGGGACGCCGAAGGCGTGTCGTGCATCAATCACTACCCGCCGGACCAAATGGTGCAGGTCAATGCCACCGGCGCACATTGCCTGCTGATCCACCGCAGCGTCCTTGCCGATAGCCGATGGGCTGACGACAAGCACCCGCTGCCGTGGTTCAGAGTCGGCGTGCGCAACAGCGAAGAAGTGTCAGAGGATCAGTTCTTCTGCATCAAAGCTCAATCGCTCGGCTACCCGATCTGGGTCGACACTGCCGCCAAAACCGGCCATGTGAAGACGTTCATTGCCGACGAGCAGTTGTATCTAGCGCAGCAATAGCCCAGCCAAGAAAGAGGTGAGCCTTGTCAATCATCCCTGCCGCAGACTTCACCGATTACATCCGCGACGAAATCGGCGCTACCGGCTCGGCGATGATCACGCAAGCTCAGAACGCTGCCGAAACCATCGTGCGCGAATATTGCGGGCGTTCGTTTGCGCTGACCGCAGCAACCGCTACCGCTCGCGTGTATGGGCCCAAGCAGTACCAGCAAGACGACCGAGTGCTGCGTGTCCACGACTTCACCGACACCGCCTCACTGATCGTGTCGAACTACGGCATGATCATTGCCTCAACCGCCTACCAGCTCGAGCCACTCAATGGCCTCGACATGGCTGAGCAAGCCGTGCCCTACCAACAGATCCGGCTGCTGTACAACACCTGGCTTCGCTACGAACAGCGTGCCACGGTCACGATCACCGCCAAGTGGGGCTGGACCGCTGTCCCTGCTCCGGTCGTGGAAGCGATCAAGCAGATCGGCAAGGACATGATCCAGATGCGCGACACCAAGTTCGGCTACACGCTTGGCGAGTTTGGTGCTATCTCTGCTGGCCGCAACTGGTCAGCGTTGAACGCGCTCGCACCTTTCCGACGCGCTGAAGCGTTTGGTCTTGCATGAGCGTCAACCTGCAAGCAATCCGTGAGGCGTTAGCGGCGCAGGTTCGCGCCAACGTCGCCAAGAACATCAACGTGTACGCCTACGACGTCGGCGCTGGAACCTTCCCAGCGATCCTTGTGCAGGCCACCAACCCTTATGTCACGTATCACGAAAGCTTCGGCGATCGTGCGCTGGCCGGCATTGAGCTTGTGCTTGAGATCGTCACCGTGTCAGCCGACGGCGCTAGCGCCTATCTGATGATGGACGCCCTGCTCTCGCCCGGCTTGGCGAACTCGGCCTCAGTGCTCGAGGCAGTCGAAATTGATCCGACTTTGGGCGGCGTTGTCGCCAACTGTTGGGCCTCATCGGTGTCGGCCCCACGCTTCGACGAGGCCGGCCATCTCGTCGCAGAACTTCAAGTGCACGTCCTCGCCAACAAGTCCAATTCGTAAAGGCCGGTCCTCATGGCAGCTCACGTTCTCACCAACGCTCAAGTCGTCCTTTCCGGCAGCACCGGCGGCGGCGACCTGACACCCTTCTCGGGCCAAATCTCAATGATGGGCAAAGTCAACCAGGTTGACGTGACCACGTTCGGCTCCGGCGGCTACCAACAGTTCGCGCCCGGCCTCGAGACATACACGCACACCCTGTCGGGTATTTCGGACATGTCAGCCACCGGCGTCAACTCGTTAGTAACGGCAGCCAACCTCGGCAACCAGTACGGGCTTTACTGCGCACCGCAAGGTGGCGCAACCGCTGGCGATCCGGTGATCTTCACTCGTGGCATCCTGTCCGAGTTTGCGCCCTTCGGTGGCGGCATCGGCGAAGCTTCCAAGTTCTCAATGGGCCTCACATCCGACACCGCCCTCATCGACGGCTACGTCCTCGCCCCTCTGGTAAGTCGTGGAGCGCTCACCGGCACCTCGGTGACAATGACCGGCCCCACCGCCACACAAAAGGTCTACGCGGCGTTGTACGTCACCGGCGCTGTCGGCACCGGCCTAACGGTCACGATTCAGTCAGCACCGCTGTCGAACTTCGCCTCGCCAACGACACGCTTCACATTCAGCGCCACGTCCGCTACCGGCTTCCAGTGGGCTGCGCCTGTGTCAGGCGCGATCACCGACGGTTTCTGGCGTGCAGTCGCCACCGTCACCACCTCGACGTTCACATGGGCCGCCCACATCGGCGTCCTTGAAAACAACAGCTAGTCCTCAAACCCCCAGCTATAAAGGAGGCCGAAAGTGGCCGCATTAGTACTCACAAACGCAATGCCACTGATCGGTTCTGCCGGTTCGGGCGGCACCGCTTCTCCCGGCACCGGCTCGGTCCCGGCAGGCGTTTGGACAATCACCAGTCCAACCGACCTCAGCCAGTACACGACTAGTGTCACGGTCGACCTCAAGGCTGCGCCGGTTGAGACAACGAACTTCGCCAGCGGCGGCTACCACTCCGAGATCGCAGGCATTAAGTCGGCGTCGTTCTCGTTGACGTTCAATCAGAGCTACACCGCATCAGAAATCGACTCGGTGATCCGTGGCCTCGGTCTCGGCGGCACTGGCTATATCGACATTAAGCCGACCTCGTCGGCACGCGGCACGGCAAATCCAAGTTTCGTAGCAGCGTTCATCGTTGCCGACTACACCTGGGTGAACGGTTCGGTTGGCGCTCTCAACACGACGAGCGTCACATGGAACACCACCGGCTCGTTCGGTTGGCTCACGGCTTAAGCCGTGGGGCAATCGTTCAGCACCAAAGAGCTGATCGCCAAGATTGACAAAGCCGAGAAGACGTTGTCGTCGAAGCCACTCAATGCCGCAGCGTTTAAACGCATCGGCTCCGAGCTGGCACCGCTTGCACATGTAGCGGCGACAACAACGAAACTCGGTGCTGACGGTGCATTCACTCGCGGCAAAGGCAAACGGTCTACAGAGACGGCATGGTTCAACGTGCCGCTTGAGGCCCGATCTTCGGTGCACTCCAGCGGCTACGGCGTCACCATCGGCCGCTCAAGGGCGTCCGCTGGGCCGTGGCGTGTAGCCGAAGACGGACGCCAGGCGCACGTCAAAGGGCGCAGGCATGAGGTGGGCCTCACCAAGTCCGGCCGGGTAAAGCTCAAGAAGTCCAAAGCCAACCTCGGGGCCACCGAAGGCTTCAAGGCGTGGACCGCTGCCAGCGACCGGATGATGGCCGCAGCACCAGCTCGCGTCTCTGTTCATTTCACCAAAGCAGTCATGGGGGTTTTTCAGTGAGGTCATGGACTATTCAGTGGGGCGACGATCAGTGGACTGACGAGCAGGCAACTGCCGGCCACGTCATCGCTGTTGCCGACATGCTCGAGGCCAGTGTTGGTTTCGACGTGTCACCGTGGGACGGGCCCAAGCAACTCGCGGCATGGATTGCCGTGCTGTTGTCCACGCAACGAGTCAACGCTGACAACGTCGCTGACGTTGAGCAGCTGCTCGCTGACGCCCTCTCAGAGGTGTATGTGGCCAAGCCTGACGCGTTGCTTGATGCGCTGTTGCCACGATGGCCTGCGCCTGTTGCCGATGATCTCGTGTTCGAGGATGACTTCGATTCTGTAGGGGTGTGAGTTAGATGGGGATGAGCGCAACCGAACGGCTGAAGTTCGTCCTCACGGCTGACGCCAGTGGTGCCATCAAAGCCTTTGAGAAGGTTGGTGGCACCGCCGAGAAGGAACTCAAGAAGGCTGACTCCGGCACCGCCAAGGTTTCGGCGCAACTCACCAAGTTCGGCACAGGCGCCATCGTCTCGGCCGGCGTTGTCGGCAGCGCCCTGGTTGGCCTCGCTGGCAAGTTCTCCGAGCTTGGTGTCAGCGTCGGCAAGTTCTCCACTGCCACCGGCATCAGCGCAGAGCAGTCGTCGCGCTGGGTTGAAGTTGCTGGAGACATGGGCATTGAAGCCGACGGCGTTGAGTCGGCTATCAACAAGATGAACCGCACGGCAGGCACCACACCTGACAAGTTCGCTGAGATGGGCGCAGAGATTGCGCGCACCAGCGGCGGTGCAGTCGACGCTAACCAAACCTTCCTCAACGTCATTGACAGACTGAAGGGGATCACCGACCCTGCCGAGCGTGCCCGAGTCGGCACCGCCTTGCTCGGCAAATCGTGGACCGGCATGTCGGAGTTGATTGCTGCCGGTTCGTCAAGCCTGACGGCGAGCTTGGCTGCGGTCAACGACGCCAAGGTGTTCGACGACGCCAAGGTGCAAAAGGCCAAGGATTATCGCGCCGCAATGGACACGCTCAAAGACTCCCTCGAGGAGCTTGGCTTGTCGATCGGTGCCGGCGCTGCACCTGTCATCGCAACGCTTGCAACGACGGTCGGCGGCCTTGTGTCAGCGTTCGGCTCCCTCAATGGGATCACCGGCGGGGCCGTTGGTTCATTCGGTGCAGTCGCTGCCGCCGGGGCGCTCGTTGTCGGCGCTATCTCTGTTGTCGCTGGTTCAGTCGGCAAGATGGCCACAAGGTTCCAGACAGCCGAAGGCAGCCTGACCGGCTTCGGCAAGACCGCCGCCACAGTTGGCACAGCAACCACGATCCTCGCTGGCACCATTGCGGGCCTCGACATCCTTGACAAAATCACCGGCCACACCGGCGGAGCTGGGCAAGCGCTCAACGAGTTGCTTGCAGGGATGAAAGGGTTCGACGGCGCTGGGCAAAATGTCGAAACCACCGCCAACGCTTTCGCCCATCTGGCCGATCAGACTTACAAGAAGACGAGCACATGGGACAACTTCACCACCATCGTCGGTGACGGTTTCAGCCAGTCGGCGGTCATGGCGGACACGTCAGCGAAAGCCTTTGATGGTGTCCTCAAGTCGTCGCCCAAAGCAGCTCAAGCCGTTGTCGATGCCATGCGTGTTCAAGTCGCTCAGGCAGCCGAAGGCAACCAAGTCTCAAAGGACTTCCTAGACAACCTCGGCATCACCGGCTCAGTGCTTGATGGCTACCAAAAGCAGATCGACGGCGTCACAGGATCACAAAGGTTCCTTGACGAATCAAACGGCGGCCTCAGCGAGTCGGAACAAAAGAAGGCCGACAAGATCAAAGAAACCACTGACGCCCTCAAGGCTCAGCAGGACGCCCAAAAGGCAGCACGCGAAGAAGCCCTGCGCAACATCGACGCAGACTTCAACTATCGGGCCTCGGTGCAAGACACCAAAGACGCGCTCGAGGAGTACACAAAAAAGACGAACGATCACAGTCTCTCCGTGGAACAGCAACAGATCGCCACCGACGAGATGGTCACCACGATGGCTACGCAGGCAGCCGGTTACGCCGCCAGCAAGGGCCTTGCCGACGGCAGCAAAGAGTCGATCGACGCCATGATCGCGTCGCTGTACATTCAGGCAGCGGCAGCGGCTCCCGGCTCAGCGCTACAACGTGGCCTCAGCGATTACATCACCAAGCTGGAGGCCATCAACCGGGGCCTCACGCCTGAAGCGATGAAATATTTCGACATGAACAACGGCGTCAACATGCACATGTCGCCTCAGTTAGCAGGGCCACCGGCACCGAAGCCTCATGGCGCTACCGGTGGCATCGTCACGCAGCCAACCACCGCCTTGATCGGTGAAGCCGGGCCAGAGATGGTCGTGCCGCTGTCGTCGATGCCGGGCGCTTCACCGCTGCCGTCAGGTATCGGTAGCGGTA